ATCCCCCTCCTTATCCCCCACCTTAACCCACCCCCCCCCTGGGCGGCCTTAGGCTCTGCGTCAGGTTCGACTTTCAACTGACGGAGACGATGCTCGTGGCGAACAACGCGCCGACCACCCTGACGAACGAGGCGACGAGCGGCGCGCTGACGCCGGATCGCCAGGTCATCGAAGACATCTTCGAGGCGGCGCTCCTCCTCGCGCGCCAGCGCCTCGCCTCGATCGACGCCGACGAGACGCAGGACACCATGTCCTTCGACCGCGCCGCGCGCACGGCGCTGTCCTTCGTGCGCGTCGCGACGGAAGTCGACCAACTCTCCACCAGAAAGCGCAAGGAAGCGACAGCCCATGCCCGAAACGGCGCCCCGACCAAAGACGACATCAACCGACACGAAGCAGAGCTTGCAAAGCGGCTTTCTCGATACGCTCGCGAACTTTCAGCGGGACTTGCTGCGCCAGTCGATCCGGCTGGCGGCGATAGCGGCGAAAGCGGGAGGGCCTGAACATGCCTTCTACGAATTTGACGCGCACCCCTACCAGATCCCGCCGGACGCCGGCGCATGGACCTTGTTCCTCCTGCTCGGCGGACGCGGCGCGGGCAAAACGCGCGCCGGCGCCGAGTGGCTCCGCCATTTCATCCTTGAACGGAGCGAACCGGCCCGCGTCGCGCTCGTCTCTGAAACCTATGCCGACGGGAGGGAAGTGATGATCGACGGACAGTCGGGCCTTGCCCATCTCGGCCCTCACCATGCGCGCCCGGTCTATGAGCCCTCGCGCCGGCGCCTCGTCTGGCCGAACGGCTCGGTCGGCCATGTGTTTTCCTCCGAAGACCCGGACGGGCTGCGCGGCCACCAGTTTCACGCGGCGTGGTCGGACGAATTGTGCAAATGGAAGCACGCTGAAGAAACCTGGAGCAATCTGCAGCTCGCGCTCCGGCTCGGCAGGCGCCCGCGGCAGATGGTGACGACGACGCCCCGCCCGACCGCGCTGTTAAAGCGCCTCATGAAGGCGAAGGGCACGCATCTTTCGCGCGCGACGACCTATGACAACGCGCAAAACCTCTCTCGCGTCTTCCTCGACGAAATAGCAGCGGTCTATGAGGGCACCGCCCTCGGCCGGCAGGAGCTCCTTGGCGAGCTGATCGAGGATGTCGCGGGCGCCCTGTGGACGCGGGCGATGATCGAGACCTCCCGCATCACCGCGCCACAGGGCTTTCATGCCGCGCTCGACCGCATCGTCGTCGCCGTCGATCCGCCGGCGACCAGCGGCGAGCACGCCGACGAGTGCGGCATCATCGTCGCCGGCGTTCTCAATGGCGAGAACACGGCGACCGCCTATGTTCTCGCCGATCGCTCGATGGGCGCGCTGTCGCCGCACGAATGGGCAAGCCGCGCGATCGGCGCCTATCACGAATTCATGGCCGACCGCATCGTCGTCGAGACGAACCAGGGCGGCGAGATGGTGCGCGAGATCATCCGCCAGATCGACCCGACCGTTGCGGTGCGCGACGTGCGCGCAAGCCGCGCAAAGCGCCTGCGCGCCGAGCCGGTCGCCGCGCTCTACGAGCAGGGGCGCGTGCGCCACGCCGGCGCGTTCCCGCTCCTCGAAGACCAGATGACGACCTTCACCGGCGCGGCTGGCAAAGGCCCGGCCAAAAGCCCCGATCGCCTCGACGCGCTCGTCTGGGCGGTCGCCGACCTCCTCCTGCGCCGCGAAACCGCGCCGCGCATCAACAAGATCGCATAGGAGACGCAGGTGCTCATGCCGCCAACCAAAAGAGTGCGCCTTCCCGCCCTTTTCAAGGGAGGGCCAGGCGCCATGAAGCTTCGTCTTGAAAAGAAAAAATCGGCGGCGCGCGCGCTGACCGCGCTGTCGCGGCCCGGCGACCCGGTGTGGACGCCGCGCGACTACGCGAGCCTTGCGCGCGCCGGCTTCCAGCGGAACGTCATCGCCTATCGCTCGATCCGCCTCGTTTCGGAGGCCGCCGCCTCGGCGCCCTTGCGCGTCATCGACGGCGGCGCGGTGATGAGCGATCACCCGCTTCTCACTTTGCTCACCCGTCCGAACCCGGAGCATTCCGGCCAGACGCTGTTCGAGACGCTCTACGGCTTTCTTGAAACCGCCGGCAACGCCTATCTCGAAGCCGTCCGGCTCGACGGCGCCGTGCGCGAGCTTTACGCGCTGCGCCCCGACCGCATGAAGGCGATCGCCGGCGAGAGCGGCTGGGCCGAGGGCTATGAATATTGCGTCGAAAGCCGCCGCACGCGCTTCGGGCGCGGCGCCGACGGCTTTGCGCCGGTCCTGCACCTGAAGCTTTTTCATCCGACCAACGATCATTACGGCTTCGCGCCGCTTGAGGCGGCGGCGACGGCGGTCGACTTTCACAATTCGGCGCTCGCCTGGAACAAGGCGCTGCTTGACAATGCGGCGCGGCCTTCGGGCGCGCTTGTCTACAAGGGCCCGGACGGCGCTGAAAACCTCACCGCCGAGCAATTCGAGCGCCTGAAAGAAGAACTCGCCACCGCCTATTCCGGAATCGCCAACGCGGGACGCCCCCTCGTCCTCGATGGCGGCCTCGACTGGAGGTCCATGTCGCTCTCCCCCAGCGACATGGACTTCGTCGAGGCGAAAAACGGCGCCGCGCGCGAGATCGCCCTCGCCTTCGGCGTGCCCCCGCAGCTCCTCGGCATCCCCGGCGATAATACGTATGCAAATTATCGCGAGGCCAATCTCGCCTTCTGGCGCCAGACGATCCTGCCGCTGGTTCGCAAAACCGCCTCGGCGGTGTCAAACTGGCTGGAGCCCCAATTCGGCGGCGCGACGATCGAGGTCGACGCCGGCGCGATCGACGCCCTCGCCGCCGACCGCGATGCGCTCTGGGCGCGGGTGAGCGCGGCAAGCTTCCTCACCGACGCCGAAAAGCGGCGCGCGCTCGGCCTGCCGGCGATGGCGGCCGGCGACGGAGACGGGGACGATCAATGAGCCAGACCGCCGTCAGACTGGCCGACATCCGCCTCTCCCTCGCCGCGCTCGGCGCGGTCGCGGTCCAGACCGCGCTTGGCCTCTTGTGGTCGGGGGCGGCCGCCGAGCGCCTCGCCCAGGTCGAGGCGCGCACCAGCGCTTCCGCCGAGCTTGTCGTGCGCGTTGCCCGCCTCGAAGAGCAGATCATCGCCATGCGCGCGCAGCTCGTCCGCATCGAGACGAAACTGGAGGACGCGAAGTGATCTGGAACACCGCACGCCATGACGCTTCCTTCGTGACGCCGCCTTCGGCGGCTCCTCAGGATGCAGCGCCGATTTTCCTCATCCGGAGGAGCGCCGCGACGCGGCGCGTCCCGAAGGATCGCCCGCTCGCCGCGGGCGGCGGAGGGCGCCGATGACCCGCGCCAAACTCCGCATCGAGGGCTGGGCGGCGATCCCGATCTTAGGGGCGACATCGTTGCGCCGGGCGCTTTCCGGACGTCGCTCGCCGCGATCGGCCCGGCGCGCGTCAAGCTTTTGAACCAGCACGACAACGACACGCCGATCGGGCGCTGGCTGCGCCTCGACGAAAAAAAGCGCGGGCTCTATGCGGTCGGCGAGATCACCCGCGCGACGCAGGCCGGTCGCGAAACCGCGCATCTCATCGAGGAAGGCATCCTCGACGGGCTCTCGATCGGCTTCAACACCGTCAAGGCGCGCCAGACCAAAGACGGCCGGCGCATCCTTGAGGCCGCGCTCTGGGAAATCTCGATCGTCACCTTCCCGATGGCCCCGCACGCGCGGCTCGTCAAACCCTTCGCCGCTTCCGACGAAGCCTCGATCGCCGAATTCGCCGCCAGCGTGCGCCGCGCCGCGCGGCTGCTTTCCGCCTGAACCAGTCCTGTCAGTACAAGGAGTATATAACGACATGGAAACCAAGAACCGCAATCCGAACAGCGAGATCAGGGGCGCCATGCGCGACTTCCTCGGCGCGTTCGAAAACTTCAAGCAGTCGAATGACGAACGCCTCGCCGCGATCGAGAAGAAAAAGGAAGACCCGCTTCTCGCCGACAAGGTCGATCGCATTTCGAAGGCCCTCTCCGACCAGAAGTCGGCGCTCGACCGCATGGCGCTCGCCAGCCAGCGCCCCGCCATCGCCCCGGCGCGCGAGGATAGCGAGAAGAAGGCCGCGATCCTTTCCTACATGCGCAAAGGCGACGCCTCGGCGCTCCACGCGCTCGACCGCAAATCGCTGAACGCCGGCAATGACGCGGAAGGCGGCTATCTCGCGCCCGAGCCGACCGAGCGCATCATCGCCGCCGCCGTGCGCGACATCTCGCCGATCCGCCAGATCGCCACGTCGCGCGAGATCGGCACGACGAGCTTTAAAAAGCATGTCAGCCTTGGCGGCGGCGCCGCTGGCTTGGTCTGGGAAACCGGCGGGCGCGTCGAGACCGCGACGCCGGCGCTTTCCTCGATCGAGTTTCCAACGATGGAGCTCTACGCGATGCCGGCGGCGTCGCAGACGCTGCTCGACGATGCGGTTGTCGACATCGAACAATGGCTCGCCGACGAAGTGCAAGGCGAATTCGCCAGTCAGGAAACCGACGCCTTCGTCAATGGCGACGGCGTCAACCGCCCGCGCGGCTTTCTTTCCTACGTCAATGCCGCCGAGGCCGTCCGTACCGGGAGCGCAATCGGCTATATCGCGACCGGCGCCGCCGGCGCCTTCGCCGCCGCAAACCCCGCCGACACGCTGCTCGATCTCATCTACGCGCCCAAGCAGGCGTTCCGCGCCAATGGCCGCTTTGTCATGAACCGCAAGACGCTCTCGGCGGTGCGCAAGTTCAAGGACGCGGACGGCAATTACCTGTGGCAGCCGTCGCTGGCCGCCGGCGCGCCCTCAACGCTTTTTGGCTATCCGGTGACGGAAGCCGAGGACATGCCCGACATCGGCGCCGGCGCTTACCCCATCGCGTTTGGCGATTTTGCGCGCGGGTACCTCATCGTTGACCGCCAGGGCGTGCGCATTCTGCGCGATCCCTATTCCGCCAAGCCTTACGTCCTCTTCTACACGACGAAGCGGGTCGGCGGCGGCGTGCAGAACTTCGATGCGATCAAGCTGCTGAAATTCGCGGCGAGCTAGAGCGCGTTTCCGAAAAGTGCGTGCGGTTTTCGGGAAAAACGCGCGACCAAAC